GTTCTCCAGTTGCCTCAAGAAGAGCATTGTGCTTGGCATCCGTAAATTGGTCACGCATAACACGAACAACCTCTTCGTCATCCATCTTGAAGATATGCTTGTAGATCCACCTCTTAGAGAAGAGACCTTCAGTGGCTGCGCCAGCAATATCAAACTTAGTGCGCAAGTGTTCTAGTTCTTGAAGTTCTGCTATCTTGGACGGATTGTTTAGCGTAAGACTAAAGCTAGTCAGGTCGTCTTCGCGATACCCTAAAGTATATAAGTGAATAACGCACATCTTTTGAATTTCTGCTAAAACTACTCGCTGGAGCCTTTGTATAGTTCTGGCAAAGCGGATATCCTTTTGCGCAAGAGTTGTTTTATCTTCTTGGGCATCTGATTGCGCCAGATAAGCTTTGGGAATCTTGATCGCAGAAAACAACTTATCTCGCAAGTAATTTACATCATCAATATCCCCGGTGAACTGACCCCCAGCAAGGGTTTCAATACGAGATGAATTTCCGGCACGAACAGGAATATAGTAATCCTCGTCTACACTCATAGCATTGTATCTAAGGTCTACTTGCCCTGTTTCAGCGTCCACGATTTGATTTCGCTTCATCTGGGTTTTTACTTGTTCGATGTACTGTTCAACATCTTCTACTGGAATATTTCCCACATCAATATAAAACACTCTTCTCTCGGGAGATCGCACAATACGATAAGCCATCATCGCATCTTCTAGGAGTATCAATTGACGCCAAATACGTCGTGCAGACTCGAGCACAGAAGTTCCATAAGGTACGTATTTGTCGTTGCCCAATACTCTGAAGTGAGCTACTTGCCAATTTTCAAATGTTACTCCGTCGCCTTCCCCTACCCAGTAATACTGAATATAGTTCGGATTTGTCGGATCCTTTCCTTCAAGGCGCTCAACTTCGCGAACAGGAAGTGGAATAACATTAGTAATACCCATCTCATCATCAATGTCTAAATAAAGATAATAATCACCAAACTTGCACATGCTTCGTGCCCAGCCGAACAAGTTAGACTCAATGTTCAGTACATCATATAGTAATGTATGTATGATGTCTTTTATTTCTCGGTTGTGGCATTCAATCTTTACCAATGGAGTAAGTTCAGAAGACGTAGTTATTTCATCCGCATATACATCTAAAGCCGAGGCTAGCTCAGGCGTATATTCCATTTGGTCAAAATCTGTGTACCTAACTTGCTTGTCGCGAGACATGAGGGTCTTGCTCTGCAAAGAAGCGAAAGGATTGTAGTACTCTTTTTTCTTAAACTCTTTGCCGGTTGATGTAGTGAATGTGTACTTTTTCACTGTCCGGGCGGTTGATCGGGTCACAGAAGGCTGATTATAATCGACCATGGGACCACTAAATAATCTAGTCAGGCGACGAAACAAAGCCGACTGTTGATTACGAGGGTTTTTTGTTTTGTTGTTATTGTTGTTATTGTTGCTATTGTTGTTATTATCTGCCATGGTTTATCCTTTAATTATCCACGACAAGTCATGTACTTTGCCGTCGCTACCACGAAAAGTTGATTGAGGTGTCTGCGGCGGCTTATAGCCTTGCATCCCCGGAATCTTGGTATTCAATGTGTTCCCTGATATTTTCATCCCTGTAATCATCGCTTTCTTATATTCCACTTCTCTCTGATTTACTGTTAGTGCTGTATCTCTAACCCAACACCCAATAGCGGTTGCTATGACTAGATCGTCGTTATAACTTCTCATAGCCTGAGGACGCCCATTGTGCCATACAAAAGTTTTTATTTCATTCGCAAGACGCATTGAGTTAATAGTAATTAGTTTGTTTCTCACGAATTCTTCAAACTTCGCGATCACCAAAGGTCGGGTCTTCATAGACATAGTGAACCCAGCAACTCCTCCAATAGCTTCCGCTGTTGCTTGATCTACATATTCATGTGTAGATCTTACGCTGTAATAGATGTTATTATACTCAAGTTCTTCCATTCTGTTTAGTACGCCAATACCTAAAGAATTATTTTCTATAATCAATAATGCATTATTGTATTCAGAGGCAATACTATGAAGGAGGGGAGCAAACATATCGGGAGTTATTTTTCCTTGATACTCTGCCACTTGTTCCATAGTTTGAACATCTACTATTTGACACACACTATAATCAGACCCGTCGCCACGTGCAACATCTGCAAGGGCAAGATAATCTCGTCCGGGCTCTGGTTCTCTCCAAATCCAATAGTTTCTATCAAACCCTGTCTTGTGTTTGGGTTCTGACGTGTTATCAAGAATCCGATGAAGGTCGTCGCCATGAACAACCGTCTCTCCAGAGGCGTTGAAATTACATTCAAGCTCTTGGGCGATCTCTCTTTTGGACATGTTGCGGGTTTCTTTTTTGAACCAGGCAGCGTCACGATCGGGATGTACTTGCCATGGCAGTTTGATAGGGTTAAAATCATTTTTCCCCTCTTCAGCCTCTACGTAGGTTTTGTGGAACCAGTTACCAACACCATAAGGAGTACTAAGAGCTATACAGGTACCACCTGTAGATAAAGTAGGGTAGAGACCTGCCCACATTTCGTCTAAGCCTTCAACAATTGCCGCTTCGTCAACGACAAGAAGGGAAAGTGCCTCAGAACGACCCGCATCTCCAGAAGTGGAAGATGCTTTGACCTGAGAGCCATTACTTAATTCAAAAGAATTTCTGTTGTCAATTTCAATGCTAGCTATCCTAAGCCAGTCAGGCAAATTTTTATATATGGATTTTGCCTTTTTTACCAAGTTCGCTGCTGTTCCTAACTTGGTAGCGACTACTAATATGTTTTTGTCGCGATGGAATAATAAGAGCCAACAAACATAGGATGCAACAGTTGTAGAAATACCTAGCTGGCGAGCTTTGAGTATTACATTGAACCGATGCTTTGTAAAATCCCGGAGAGCCTCCTCCTGAAACCCGTACATATCAAAAGGGATGAGCCCATGCATGGGGTGAGATATTTTTGCATAATGGTTGGAAAAATAAACAGGGTCCTTGCCGCAGCGAACAACCTCTGCCATTACTTGCTTTTTACTGAGGGTCATTGAACGCTCGTTTCAGAGATCACTTATTTATCTTATTGTCCCGTTTGTCACGAGTACCCCACTTGCCGTAAGAATCCTCGCGACGGGCTTTATAGCTTTGCTTTTTAGTACTTTCTTTCCCAGTCCGCATCCCCAGTGATTCGTCTTCTCGATCTTTATAGCCCTGCTCTTTTGGTCTCTTGTCGTTCTTGGCTTTTGGGGCTTTCTTCTTAGTATTGTCCATAAACTTCTTGATGTTGTCGGAGAGCTTTTCTTCTGATGTTTTGCCTAAAGTATCAACTTCGGTAAGTCCGCCAATTTTATACTGCTTTGTCGCCTGCACCCAATTTCGTATGCGTGAAGTAGACTGTACCAAAATATCAGCCGGTGCGACCTCGGACAAGACTACGCTTTCTTTAGTGACCTTTTTGTACTCTTTTTTCAGAAACTTGACAATATCACCAAATTTTCTCTCAATTTCATTTTCAAATTGACCACGAGGATGGATCTCCTTCATCATGATGTCACCCTGATATGTGACAATCATACTCTGTGCCGCAAAGCGCACCCGAAATCCGTCAATTAAGCGGCTATCCACTATCGGATGCCCCTCTTCCCTAGTTAATCCAATGGTTTCATCCATATTTTTGTAGCCATCATAAGCGTTGGCGGCTGCTTGGTTCAAACCTTTGATTACTTCTAGTATACTAGCCATTGTCTTTTCTCCTTTTTAGTGAGAGACTTACCTGTTCTTCACTTGGTCGTATGCCTGCTTCCCAGTCATCTTCTCGTGCTATGACAAAATCTAAATAACACGGGTAACAACATTCAAACCTATTCATATATAGGTCATCCTTAAGGGAAAATGAATATGTTTTACAAACAGGGCAAGTTCGGTCACTTTCTGTTGTTGGGCGTTTCGTTATCTTTACATCGCCCACCATTTGTGTTTCCTTGCGAGAGGCGAGCGCAGAAACTTTATTATTACATTCTTTAAGTTGTCGCAAGTACTCTTTTTCATGGTCAGGGTCCCACCCAGATCTAAAATCTTGAGCGGCAGTACGACCATACTTTTCAGCGATCGCTTTTTCTACTCCTGCAATATAATTTAGGTTATTTTTACTCATTGACCCGTATAAACTGCTTTCACCAATGCAACAGAAGTACCTACTCCTATTACTAACCCAGACAAAAGACCTATGGTTCCCCGGTGACGGTCCATCCAGGAGTTGTTTTCTGTAAGTTTTGCCTCTAATTGTGCAATATAAGCTTTGTAGGAACCCTGAACGTGTTTACATACTTCCTTATCTACTTTA